CGGCGATCATGCAGTTCAAGGGCTTCGTGATGCAGTCGCTGGAAGCCTGGTTCCGCCTGGCCACCCAGAACGGCAAGGAGGGCGTCAAGGCCGTGGCCATGTCGCTCGGCTTCATGGTGCTCATGGGCGGACTCTGGGGCCTGCCGGGCGCCGATGACCTGCGCGACCTGATCGAGAAGGCCTACAAGCAAGTGACCAAGCAGGATCTCGACCTGAAGACCGAGCTGCGTCGCTCCATGTACGAGCTGACCGGCCAGCGCTGGATCGCCGAGGTCGCCTCGAAGGGCGCCACCTATCCCTTCGGCCTCGACCTGTCGCGCGTCGGCATGGGCGGCATCGCGCCGGACTCGCCGCTGCAGGTGTTCGGCATCCCGGCCGACCTGATCGTCGGTCGCGGCAGCCGCGCGTTCGGCAAGGCCAACGAGGACGACTATTACGGCGCCGTGGCCGAGTTCCTGCCGAACTTCCTGAAGAACCCGGTCACCGCTTACGGCTGGACCCAGAATGGCGTGCGCGACGGCGCCGGCCGCCTGATCCTCGACGAGTCCGAGGTGGGCAGCGGTGAGGTCGGCATGAAGTCGCTGGGCTTCCAGCCTTCGCGCATCACCGACATCCGCGAGTACACCTACGCCCAGCGCCGCATGGAAACGGCCAACGACGAACTGAAGCGCGACTATGCGTCCCGCCTCGCCAAGGCGATCGTCAAGATGGAGAAGTACCCGGAGAAGGCCGCCGAGGCGCAGAAGGAGTACGCGGAACTGATTGCCGAGCTGCAGGCGCACAACGCGCGCTATGCGGGCCGCCCGGAATACCAGATCTTCATCACCCGGGAGTCGCTCCAGCAGCGCATCAAGCGCGAAATGGGCGGGGCGAAGCAGACCTGGGGCCGCGAGCGCAAGCAGGCGCGCGGCGCTGCGGCGGACCTGCGGGAGGTGTTCGGCTTAACGGAGGACGTAGAATAGGACCGGCAGAGCAAACTGGATGCCGAAGAAGACAATGGCCGCGATCACAAGCGGCCACTGTTCCGCCTTGGTGAGCATGCCGCGGTGCAGGTATTCGACGTTGCGGGGCTTGCGCATGACAGTTCCTTGGGTGGGTTTTTGGTAGGATAACAGGGCCGCACGAATTGATGCCGCCGAGAAACTGGGGTCCGATCTGGTCATCGGCGGTTCAGGAAAGGGCGCGGCTCCCTGCCTGGACCTCACGCCGGTGTGGCAGTCACCGAATCGGACTTTTTCTGCCTACCTCCGCTTCTTGCTCTCCATCTGGCGTACCGCCTCGCGCACCATCCAGAGCCGCTGGATCTCCGCCTCGGCGGCCTTTTCCACGGCCTCGCGGATGAACGACGCCTTCGAGCGGATGGCCTTGTTCTGCAGCAGGTATTCCAGCTGCAGGTTCAGGGGCTCCGGCATGGGCAGGTTCAGGTGGATCTTGCGCGCCGGGTCGCTGCCGACCCATGGGCGGTCGGGGTCTCGTTCTGAATCGGTCATGGTTCCTCAATCGTGGTGCAGGACAGTGCTATCCAGCATGGACCAGTGCAGCGCCAACGCAAGGCGTGCCGCGTCTTCTCTGGTTCCGTATCCGCACCGCTGGCGCTATCATCGAACCGCAGATTTGCGCCCAGGAGGGGCGGTATGAATGAAGAAGTCCGGCAGGTGGCCGAGGCGGCGAAATCGCCGGATACCTACCACTGGCTGACGTACATGTGGGTCTGTGTCGTCTCGGGATGGGGCGGCCTTGTCCGCTTCCTGAACTCCATGCGAGACCGCAAGGAGACGGCGCGCGAGGCGAGCCTGACGCTGATCACCGGGCTGGTGACCAGCACCTTCGTCGGCGTGCTGACGTTCTGGATGTGCGAGATGGCGGGCTTCCCGCCGCTGGCGACTGCGGTTTGCATTGCGATCACCGGCCATGCCGGCGCCGAAGCCTTGCGCGCCATTCAGGACGGCGTGTTGAGCCGACTGGTCGCGGCATGGAAAGCGGCCACCACCAACCCAGGAGAGACGAAATGAGCAAGTTCAGGCTGTCGCAGCGCTCGCTGTCGCGCATGGAAGGCGTGCATCCCGACCTGGTGCGCGTGGTCAAGCGTGCCATCGAGCTGACCGAGATCGACTTCGGTATCACCGAAGGCTTGCGCACCAAGGAACGCCAGCGCGAACTGGTGGCCGCCGGCGCCAGCAAGACCATGAACAGCCGGCACCTGACCGGGCACGCCATCGACGTAGCAGCCTATGTCGGCGGCGAAGTGCGCTGGGACTGGCCGCTCTACATCACCATCGCCGAGGCCTTCCAGCAGGCGGCGCGCGAGCTGGACGTGCCGATCATCTGGGGCGGCTGCTGGTGCCGGCTGGATCTGGTCATGGACATCGACCAGTCCATCGCCGACTACACCGCACGCAAGCGCCGCGAGGGCGGGCGCCCGCTGCTCGATGGTCCGCATTACGAGCTCGATAAGCAGGCGTATGCCTGATAGCACCGCATCGCACGGGATCGCACCATGCTGAAGAACCTGATCGCCAAGGCGCTGGGGGGCGTGAACCTCTACCTGATCATCGCCAGCGCGGCCTTCGCCGCCGGCTGGCTGGTGCGCGGCTGGTTCGAGGACAGCCGCAACCTGGCCATCGAGCGCGCCGCCGCGGCCATCGAGCAGCAGGCCCTGGCCCGGGAATCCGCCATCGCCGCCAAGGTGGAGCAGCGCCTGGCCGAGCTGAAGGCCAACCAGACCGTCATCGACCGAGGGATCATTCGTGAAACGGAAAAGCCTGTGTATCTGCGCGTGTGCCTTGAGCCTGACGCTATCGGGCTGCTTAACGCCAGCGCGCAAGGAGCCGCTGCCAATCCAGCAGAACCTGCTGGTGAAGTGCCCGGAGCACCTGCAGCTGCTGACTGACGGCACCGGCCGCGACGTGGCGCTGACCATGAGCGCCTGGGCCGTCACCTATCACGAGTGCAGGACCCGGCATAACGGGCTGGTGGATGCGCTGAAGGAATGAGAAAGGCCCGGATCAGGTCATGCCTGCCGGGCCTTTTTCATACCAACTCAACATCGCCGACGAACACGACCATAGTCCCGTCTCGCGCATGAGCGTGGACATACATGCCATCCATGCGGTCGAACTCGAAGATCACCGGGTAGCCAGGAATGCGGAACAGGTCGCCCCGGCGCAGGTCGTAGGGCGAAATCACTCCCCCTCCTTCGCAGCCATGGCGGCGTCGATGGCGGCATCCAGGTCATCGCCGTCGATTTCCTCCGAGTGCGTGTAGGCCACCGCGCTCATGCCGTAGTCCATCGCGCCCAGCCCCCTCACGACCGCAACGTCGTCGGATTCGCCCTTCCGCAGCCACCGATACCGCTCCGCATCCTTCCGCAGCGCCTCGACCTCGGCTCGGAGCGCCATTTCACGATCAACCACACGCATCACGTCCTGGCACGACGCACTCATGTAGTCGGGATGCATGTCGCGCGCTTTGGCTGCCGACTCCGGCGTGTTGGCCAGCGCAACGACACCGCAGGCGGCCAGCTGCATGCGCAGGCGCTCGGCCTCGGCGCGGAGCTGGTCGCGCTCTGCAGTCGCTGCGGAAAGTTCCTCGCGCAACTGTTCCACCAGGCGTTTCGAGTGCCTTGCGATTTCGAATGCGTCAGGCTGATGCTTCGCCTCCGGCGGCTCGCAGCTGCTGTAGTATCCTACATTCGCGTCCTTAAGCACGGACGCCTTCTTGAAATCAGGAGTCACCTTCCTTCCCCCTTGCGCCTCACGGGCGCTTGTCATTCTGCTGATTGATGGCCGTGCATTCGTAGACCGTATCGCCGACGTAGAACTTGCCGAGCTTCCTGCACTCATCGGCAACCGTGTTGTGGGCGTGAATCCACCCAAAGAGCCAGCCAATCAAAATGCAGATGATCCACGCCATCACGTCAGCCCTTATGTCATCAAAAGAATTCCAGTCTCTCATCGCCATAGCGGAGCACCTCACGGCTGGCAGACTTCCAGCACCTTCAGTTCATGCTTTCGCGCGACGCTCAGCGCGGCCACGGTGAAGCCTTGCGGCCTGGCCGGGACGACAGCGTATGGCCCGCCGCTGGCACTGGCCATGAAGGCGGCGCGGCGCACCGCTTCAAGGGCGTCGTCGTAGCGCTTCACTCCAGCGCCTCGCAGGCATCCTCGATCAGTGCAAGCTGCTTGCGCACGGCCTCTTCCGCCATGGCCTGGTCCATCTTGGCGAATGCCTCGTCGCGCTTCTCCCAGCCGTCGTCTGTGTCCTTGAATCCAAGCCCGATGCGGCAAACGCCAAACCCTTTCGGCTCGAAGTAGATGTTCAGCGCTGGATTGCACTCATCGTTCGTGTCGCGCATGACGAGGATCTGGCCTATGCCATTCGCGTAGAAAATCTTGGCGAAGTCGGAAGAGGACGCTTGGCTGGTGACCGAAGCAATCGGGCTTGCGTGGGGGTTCTGATTGTTCATTTTGCTGCCTCATGCGTATTGAGACAGCGCCGGGATGTCCGGCAGGCCGCGTGCGCAACCTGGATGCCGTGGAGCAGAGCCCGTTCACTGGGGAGGGTGTGGCCGCCCGCGCAGTCACATTGCCAGTATACCTCGACCACCTATCGCCTTGGCAAGCACAGCAAGGATGGGCTTGTGGGTGGTCTGCATCGAATCACCGTGGTTCAGGAATCGAACCACGGTTAGCGCAGTCGGACCAGCTTGGGAAGATCAGGCCTGCCCGGTGCTGCCGAAGCCGCCCTCGGCGCGCGCGGTCCAGCCCAGATCCTCGACCTCGGTCAGGTGGCGCTGGTAGCACATGGTGACCACCATCTGCGCGATGCGGTCGCCCGCGGAGAAGGGCACGGGATTCTCGCCCAGGTTGACCAGCAGCACCTTCAGCTCGCCGCGGTAGTCGCTGTCCAGCAGGCCAGCCATGACGTGCAGGCCATGCTTCACGGCGTGCCCGGAACGCGGGCGGATCAGTCCCATGAAGCCATCCGGCAAGGCCCAGGCAAAGCCGGTGCCGATCAGCCGGCGCTCGCCCGGGTGGATGGTGAAGGCTTCCGTGGTGCGCAGGTCATAGCCTGCGGCGCCCATGGTTTCCTGTTTCGGCAGCGGTAAATCGTGGCACCCGATGCGTTTGATGTTCATTCAGTGGTGTTCCTTGTGGTGGGTTATTTGATGGGCTTGCGGATGGCCTGCCAGCCCTTGCAGGTGGCGCACTGGATCAGCCGGACGCTCTGGAAGAACACCCCGGTGCCCTGCAGCTTGTGATCGCAGCGGCATTCCTTCGGGGTATCCTCGCCGGAGAACAGGCGTGCGGCCTGGCGTTGTTCTTCGGTCAAGCGTCACCTGCCTTGGCCAGTTCGGCGCGCAGCCGCTCGATTTCCTCATAGGCCTGGGTCAGCTGGCGGTTCAGGTGGTGCATGCTGTCGATGATGATCTGGCGCTCGGCGTCATCGTGAAAGGTGCGCGAGATCCGGCCGACGATCTCGCTGTTCATGCTGCGCTCGTTGGTGGTGGCGGCCTCTGCGATCTTGTCGCGCATGCCATCGGGCAGGCGGACGACGAACTTGTCGGCGGTGCGGGATTTGTAGGTCATGGGCTTTTGCCTCGTTATTGGGGCGCCGGAGCGCCCGGTGGTTATCGTTCAATCTCGGAAATGCCGACGCCGCTGATGCCCAGGAAGCGTCGGCCGGTGGCCTTCTCGGTGACGACGTAGATGCTGCGCCGGGCGCCGTGCGCAACGGAGTCCGCGAAGACCCCGCCGAACTCGACCGTGTAGAGATCGGCATTGGCCAGCGGGTACGGCTCGGACGCCTTGCCGGCGTGGAAGGCTCCTATGGCGATCAGGGCGCCAAGGAAAAAGCCGATGGAGAATTTGGTCATGGTGTTGGCCTCGTGGGGCGCCGGAGCGCCCGGGTAGTCGGGTGGTTAGCGCTTGCCAGCTTCGAGTATCGGCAGGCCAGCATCGGTCGGCACATAGATGACCTGCGGCGCGCTGCCCTGGCTCAGGCCCTGAATCCACAGGTAGCGCAGGTAGCCTTCCGGCCCGCCAAGCCCGTCTGCAACGATGCGGTTCGCCTCGGCCACGCCCTTCGCGCGCAAGACCTCGGCTTGGTTCAGATACTCGGCGCTCTCCAGCTTCTGCTTTGCCTCAAGCGTGGAGATTTGCCGGTTGAATTCGGCCTGCCGAAGCTCTGCCTCGCCAGCAACGCCGGCGCGCCAGCGGTTCCACAGGGGAAGCCCGAAGAACAGGCCGCCGATGATGCTGACGATGACGATTGCGATCAGGATGAACACAGCGGCTTCGCCGCGCTGATTGGTTTTCATGGGTGTTTACCTCTTGCTTGTTGGGGCGCCGGAGCGCCCGGGGTTTGGTGTTGGTTATGCGGTGACCAGCTCGCTGCCGCGATACTTCAGGCGCGGCTTTGCCTTGGGCGCCATCCAGCCGGGGAGCGCCGACTTCGGCGCGTTGTCGTAGCGCACCGGCATGATGAGCGCGACGAAACGCTCGCCGATCTCCAGGTTTCCGCATCGGGCAACGGCGGCGCATTCGGTGCCGTTGCCATACAGGCGGACAACAGGCGCGCTGTCGTCCGGGTCCATGATGCGCAGTGCTTCAGATACGGAAGCGACGTAGCTGGCATTGAGCGCCGGAATCGGCAGGTCTTCAGCGGCGGTTAGCGTGCTGACCACCTGGCGCCAGTCCGGGAACTTGCCGTCGATCAGGCGGATCTTCGAGGCGTGCAGGACGACGGGATCGAAGGAGCCATCCGGCGCGTGCTCGCTGGCGAGGCTGTGGGTGAGGATCGCGCCGCCGTTTCCGATCCAGAGCTTCCCGGGAACGGTCATGCGCTTTGCGCTGCCCTTGGACTTGCAGGCGGAGATCAGGCCCTTGGTGATCTCGCCGACGATGATCGGCTCTTTGCACATGCCGTCCGGGTCATGGATGGCGGCCAGGCGGTGGCCGTCCGAGGCGACGATGACGGCGCCCTTCTCAGGGTGCGGCTCGATGTAGACACCCTGCAGGTAATAGCGAACGCCATTTTTGGCAGCGAACAGCTCGATGCCTGCGAAGTAGCGCGGGTTAACGCAAGCGAGGAATTCCATACATTGATGCCTCGTAGTGCTGGGCCGGGCGCGCCGGCCGGGTTTTAGTAGGTGATGGTCACGGCCGGGATGCGGCGCTGGGCGATGGCGGTGATGACCAGCTTTGCGCAGTCTATCGGCACGCCTTCATTGACCAAGGCATTGAGCGCGGCGGTGTTCACCTTGCGGCGGTGCTCGCGATCAGCCTCACGTCGGCGGGCGGCCTCTTCGGCTTCGCGCTGTTCGGCGGCGATGCGCTGGCGCTCAGCTTCGGCGGCCTGGGCGGCGCGCTGCTCTGCCTGCTGGCGCTCCAGCTCAGCACGCTGGGCGGCCTCCTGGGCTTCGCGCACCTGGCGCTCGGCGGATTCCCGGGCTTCGCGGGCGGCGCGCTCGGCAGCCTCCCGGGCGATGCGCTCTTCGCGTTCCTGCTGCTCGCGGGCAGCTGCCTCGGCGCGCAGGCGGGCCAGCTCGGCCTGTTCGGCTTCGTACTTCCATCTGGCAAGTCGGGCTTCGCGAAGAGCGGCCAGGGCGGCCTCCTTCGCTTCAGCAGCCTCCGACTGAAACTCCTCCCAGCTCTCGTCAATGGTCAGGCCTTCCAGCCACTCGATGTTGGTCTGAAGCTCGGTGCTATCCAGATCCCGGCATTCGAGCCGCAGATTGATCTGCCGGATGGCCTGCTGGTGGCGCTCGATCCTGGCCTTCTCTGCATTCTCCCATTCGGTCAGCGGCCGGCGCACCTCGTCACGCAGCTGGTCCAGGAAGTCGCGGGCCTGCTTGCGGGCGGCGTCGATCTTCTTCGGGATCTCCTTGTACTCGTCGACCAGCTCCTTGCCGACGCCATCCAGGTAGGTCTTGGACTTGGACACCTTGTAGGCCAGCGACGCGATGGCATCGCGCCCCTTCTTGGTGGACAGGTCGGGGACGATGCCGGTCACGGCCGCCTTGATCTGGCCCAGGTAAGGCTCCAGCCCGCCTGGCTTGGTGAACACTTCCAGGGCGCTTTCCTTGGGGACGACAATCAGTTCCTGCTGTACTGCTCCGCTCATGTCTTGATGCCTCGTGGTGGTGTGGTGTTGTGCGGTGTGGTGCTACTCGGCCCCGGACTGTTCCAGGGCCACGATGTCGTTCATCCGGTAGAAGACCTCGCTGCCGATCTTCACCTTCGGCGGCGTGCTGCCGGCCTTCTCGCGTTTTTGCAGGGCGCGCACGCCGATTCCCCAGCGCTCGGCCAGCTCCTTCTGGGGGACCAGCCCGCCGCCCTCGAACTCGACGATCGCCGACAGCATGTAGCCGCGCAGGATCGGGTTGTAGGTCGGCGGCAGTCCCTTCTTGCGGCGGTTGCGCAGCACCAGGGGAGAGATGCCCCAGCGGGCGGCCAGCTCCCGGGGGGAGAGCGGCCGGTCGTCCTGCTGGTTCACGGTGGTTTTAGTCATGCTGCTGTTGTTCCTGTACGTGTTGAGGTTCGTCGAACTCCACCGGCTGCACCTGGGTCTGGGTGTGCATGCCGAGGATGCTGTTCAGCCGCGCCGGTTGGCTCGGGCTGGATGCCAGTCGCGGCGCCTGCTGCTGGGCGACCTGCGGGGTGGAGTCACCGAAGTCGAAACCCATAGCGTCGTTGTCGTGCTGGATCACACGCTCAAGCGCCTCGTCGGTGGGCAGCTGCTTGGTTGCGCGCTTGATGACCGCCTTGATCGAGAACTGGTCGTACCACTTGGTCCAGCCCGGGCCGTTGGATGCCTTGGATGCCTCGCGCACCTTCTCGATGTCGCGGCGGGTCATGACCTCGCGCTTGACCTCGCCATTGGACAGTTTGATGACCACGTAGGCCCCGATGATCGGGCCAGGGTCTTCCATGCCCATGTAGGGGCGATGGACGATGCGCGGATTGTCGCCGCGCTCGTACTCGAAGTGATCCTTCTCGTAGACGGCCGCGCCGTCGACCATGGAGATCATTCCGGTGCGGTACATGACCTGGATCAGGCCGCGCACCATGGGCATGTACTGGGCTCGCTTCTCCCAGCGGTCTGGCTGGCCGCGTTCGCTGACCTTGCAGTTGTAAGGCTGCACCAGGGCTTCTTTGCCATCCGGCAGCAGGCCATCCTTCGCGGCCTGCATGAAGGAGGCGTAGAGGCTGGCCGGCGTGCATTGCAGCAGCTCCGGGTTCAGGTTCACGGTGGTGATGGCCGTGCGGATGAAACGGTCGGCGTCGATGCCGCGCGGCAGCTGCTTGGCGATGGCGTCGCGCTGGGCGTTCAGGGTGTTGCTGAACTGGACGGCCGGGCTCTTCGGGCGATCCACGGCGGGTTCGATCTGCTTGTCGGTCATTCTCAATGCCTCGGTGCGGTGCCGCATGGTGCGGCACTATCGGTCAATGTGGGTGACGTAGATCACTTCGTAGGCGCGCCTGACTTCAGGTTCACTCGGAAGTCGCGGTAGCCGGCACGGCCGCCGACGTAGGAGCCGACATCGGCCTCGGTGATCAGCTTGCCCTGGCTGCCCTTGGTCTTCGCGGCGCTGATGGTGAAGCCGGAGCCAACCACCTTGGCGGCATTGCCGATCAGCAGCAGGGCCTCGGCCTTGGCGGCGTCCTTGCGAGCCTTGGCCGCCTTCTCGTCGGCAGCGGCGGCGGTGTAGGCGGCGACCAGTTCGGCCAGCCGGTTGTTGCCGGTCATGTCCAGGGTCTCGCCATTGTCATTGGCGAATAGCCTGGCGATGGTGTCACCGTCCTTGCTGTAGTCCGGGTCCGGGGCCTTGCCGATGTCGACGGAGTGCCAGAACGTGGCGATCTTGTCGCAGATCAGGCCGCCATAGTCGCGATTGCGCAGGCGATGGAAGGGGCGGGGCGTGTTGCCGCCGACCAGCGGGGCGATCAGGGTCCAATCGAGATCCGCCACTTCCTGCTGGTGCTGGACCTGCAGCTCGATGTGCGGCGGCGCCTCCATGTCCTCGCCGTCTGCGATCCAGCCGCGCTTGAAGGCCAGGCCGTCGACGTTCTTAACCTCCATGATGCCGGGGCCGTGCTCGCGGAACAGCTCGCGGTAGATGTTGTCCGGCGCGCCCTCGCGCAGGCCGATGATCTTGAAGTCGAAGGACGATCCCATGCGCAGCTCGGGAATGCGCACGTAGACCTTGAAGGGCTCGACGATCAGGCCGAAGTCTTCGGCGATGCCCATGGCGATGGCCGACTCCAGGCGATTGCCCCAGACCATGCGCTGGTTTACCTCGAACTCGACCGGGAGCTGGCCGGTCTTGCGATGCCACAGCTCGTACTCGGTCAGGTAGGGCGAGCAGCCGAACAGCGCGGCGGTCTCGGTGGATGTCACGTCACGCTCGCGGAGCGCAAGCCATTCGGCCTCGCTGGCGCACTCGATGATTTCGCGGTTCATTTGATGCCTCATTGCGTTGGTGTGGTGCAGCACCGTGCTGCATAGTGCGGATCATTGCCCATCCGGTTCGTTTTTGCAACCGTCCTTTTCGCGCTTTGTGAAAATATCTTCGCCGCCAGTCGGATCACATGCGCGCCAGCAGCACCGGCGTGGCCCATTCCAGGCGCACGGAGTCGGCCGAGACCGGGCCGGAAAGGTTATAGGTGCCCTCGCGATAGCCGCGGCGGACAGTGGCCAGCACGGTGTCGCCGCCCTTGATCCTGGCCAGGCAGAAGCGGCCCACGGCATCCGGTTCGATTTCCGTCGAGCGCATGCAGAAGACGACCCAGCCATCCATCCAGGCGTTGGGCGTGTCCGCCGTCCGGGCCTGCACCGCGATCAGATCCTCCGGCAGGCTCGCGTCGGGGGAGGTGACCCGCTCGATCACCCCGGCCGGGTACAGCTCGACCACGCCCCTGCCGTTCATGGCTCCGATCACCTCGACGCGGCGGCCATTGGCCCGGACCATGCCGACGCCGGCCGCTTCCGCGATGCGATGCAAGGGAGCCCCCAGGATCTCCGAGAGCTGGACCGCCTCGTCCAGCTGCATCCTGCGCTGGCCCGAGAACATCAGCGACAGCTGGGAATGGGTCTTGCCCATCCGCGCTGCCAGCGCCCGCATGGACAGCTTCTTGCCGGCCATGAGGGTATCAAAGAAACGCCTATCCACTGGCATGATTCACCTCGTTTGGTTCTGGTATCGCAACGCCTGGGTCGGAAAACAATCCAGATGCTTGACGCCGTTGGTTCGTTTCTGGAACCATAGTCGCCACAAATCAAACCGCAAGGAGACCCGATGAAAATCACTTCGCCAGCCCAGATCGACGGGGCGGTGGCCAAGGCATTGAGAGTGCAGGCCGGGCATAGCCAGAGAGAATTCTGGGGAAACCTGGGTGTCAGTCACACCCGGGGCTGCAACTGGGAGAAGGGGCTGAACCGGATCGACGAGCCGATCAAGCGCCTGATCTACCTGCACCACGTCTGCGGCCTGCCCCTGGACCTGCCGCACGACACAATGCTGGCCCTGGCAGAAACTGCCCGCCGCGCCGGCATGGGCATCGCCACCCTCGATCAGGCGATCACCCTGGCCGAAACCGCAATCGACAACCTGAAGCGCTGCAAGGCGCTCGTACTGGAGGCCTGACATGGCTCAACTGTTTGACGTGGCCCGCATCGGCCGCGATGCCGTTCTTCGCTTCACACCGAACGACGGCACGGCCGTGGTGAACCTGGCGCTGGCCTGCGACTACGGCCGCAAGGACCAGCAGACCGGCAAGCGCCCGACCCAGTGGATAGACGCAACGCTCTGGGGCAAGCAGGCGGAGGCGCTGGCGCCCTATCTGCTGAAGGGCCAGCAGGTGGCGGTCACCATCGACGACGTGCATATCGAAACCTACCAGGGCCAGAACGGGCCGGGCCACAAGCTGGTCGGCCGCATCAGTCACATCAAGCTGGTCGGCAGCGCGCCGCAGCAGCAGGCCCAGCAGCAGGCGCAGCGTCAGCCGGCACCCCAGCAGCAGCGCCAGGCCGCTCCCCAGCAGCAGATCCCGGACTATGACACGTTCGACGACGATATTCCGTTCTAAATCAATAACTTACGCAATCCAATACGCGGGCGCTCCGGCGCCCGATCCCAACGCAGTAGAAGTATTGAGGCATCAATTTCATGAAAATCATCCGCAACGCCATCGTTTACAAAGCCCAACTGCCGCGCATCGAGCTGCTGGCCCAGCACCTGCAGGAGCTGCCGTTCGAACCCCTGGGCGAAACCTTCATCTGCCGCGCCGGCTTCATCCCGAACCAGGTCACCGGCGAGCTGGTCACCCCGATCGAGGGCGGCCTGTCCTTCACCCTGCGCTATGACGAGAAGATCCTGCCGAAAGGGCCGGTGAAAGCCGCTGTGCAATCCGCGCTGGACGCGGAAGTTGAAGAGCTGGGCCGCAAGCTGAGCAAGGACGAGGCGGAAGCCATCACCGATCGCGTGATGACCGACCTGATCGCCAATGCCCTGCCGAAGACCACCATCGTGCACGCCTTCTACGCGGAGGCCGACCAGTTCCTGGTGATCAATACCACCAACAAGAAGCTGGCCGGCATCCTGGTCGGCGAGCTGGTGAAGGTCTGCGGCAGCGTCACCACCACGACCATCCACATCAGCGACATCAAGGGCGGCCTGACTGCACGCCTGCGCAAGTACCTGATCGTCGATAGCAGGGCCTTCGAGGGCTTCACGCTGGGCGACTCCTGCCTGCTCAAGCACAAGAGAAACAAGGCCAGCTTCGACCTGGACAACCTGGACGATGCGCGCAAAGGCTTGATCGAGGCGCTGGACGCGGAGATGCAGGTCGAGCGCCTGGAGCTGGCGCATGGCGAGATGTCCTTCAAGCTGACCAAGGACTTCCACCTGCGCGGCCTGGAGTTCTTCGGCGAGCTGACCGAGGACGAGCTGGCCGAGCGCGAAGACCTCGACGCCGCCATGCTCTGGCGCACCGAGGCCAGCGTGCAACTGCTGCAGCTTGCTGCCGCCATCCGCGCCCTGTGCGATCTGCTGGGCTACAAGGAGCCGGAGACCAAGCCGGCGGCGGTCGAGCAGGCGGACGTGCTCAGCACCGCAGCGGGCCGCACCGCACAGCACGATGCCGATCTACAGGAAGCGGCGGAGGTCTGACCCATGCGCGTGACATGGCAGTACGGCATGAAGCGCGCGCACACCATCGGCACGGCGCCCAAAAAGCCCGTGCCCTGGTACGGCGAGCTGTGGGGCGTAAACACCCGGGGCGAGCGCATCGTGCAGTCCTGGCGCAGCCCGAAGCCGATCACCCTGGCCGAAACCATCGACGTGATGCACGCGCTGGTGGACGAGATGGTGGCGGAGATCGGCCGCGAGGGCGCGGGTGCCGGCTGGTGGGTGGCCTGCCGATGACCAAGCTCTACCTGCGCAAGATGCCGGGCGGCATGCTGGTGCCGGACAACGACGAGACGGCCGAGTGGCTGCAGAAACTCCCGGTCGGCCAGGTGCTGGCCGGCGAGTTCCGGCGGCCCAGGAACTACCGATTCCTGCAGAAGACCATGTGCCTGTTCCGCTACTGCTTCGACCACTTCGTCGATCAGCACGAATGGAACGAGCAGTATCGAGGCATGAAGGTCGAGCCGTCGTTCGAGCTGTTCCGCAAGCAGCTGACCATCCTGGCGGGGCACTACGACGCCACCTACGACATCCGCGGCAACGTGCGGCTGGAGGCCAAGAGCCTGAGCTTTGCCAACTGCAGCGAGGAAGATGCCGAGCGGATCTACTCGGACGTGATCGACGCTGCGCTGAAGCAGGTTTTCAAGTTCTCGATCAGTGAAGCCCAGCTTCGCAAGATCGTCGACGACATACTGGCTTTTGCATGAGGTAAGCCATGACCAAGGAAGAAAAAGACCACCTGTCCAAGGTGGCAGACCTGGGCTGCATCGCCTGCTACCTGCAGGACACTCCCGGCACACCTGCGGAGATTCATCATCCCAGGGCCGGCAAGGGTACGGCGCAGCGGGCCAGTCACTTCGACGCCATACCGCTGTGCCCGGCGCATCATCGCGGCACCCAGCACCCGGCCGTGCCGAGCATCCACTTGGCGCGCCGCGCCTTCATCGAGCAGTTCGGCACCGAGGCGGATCTGCTGCGGTGGTACGCGAGCGCCTGGGGGTGACGGCATGAACCTGCAACCCCAATGGCGCGACCTGCTGGCGCGCATCGCGGCCACCGATGCCGTGCGCAACTTCGGCCACACCTGCCGACTGGTGCGCCTGGAGGGCAACACCCTGCACCTGGAGACGAACAAGCCCTACACCAACAGCGCCGCCATCAAGCTGGTCCGCGCGATCGCCGAGAGCTCTGGCGCGCCCGTGGCCCTGAACATCCGTCGGCTGCCGAGCCCGAACGGCATCCGCTACTTCAGCCAACCCGAAGAGAGAAAGACCGCATGAACGCACCCGAGATCCTGACCAAGGCTGCCGGCCACCTGGCCGACCGCGCCGTCACCTACGACAAGCCCGAGGGCGAGCGCTCGATGGCGCTGACCGTCGCGGTGTTCAACCAGTTCCACGGCACCAGCCTGACCGAGGCCCAGGGCTGGCACTTCATGCAGATCCTGAAGGACGTGCGTCTGTTCTCCCGCCCGGGATACCACGCCGACAGCGGCGAGGATGGCGTGGCATATGCTGCGCTGAAGGCCGAGGCGAAGGCGAAGGAATGCCTGGCGATGGCCATAGCTGAGAGGGCCACCACGATAGCCAAGGTGAGCGATGCGGTGACCGCGTGCCTGGACGTGGCAGAAGGCTGGAACATGAAAACTGCCGAACAGATTGATCCGGCCGTCGTTCAGCACGTCGAGCTGTTCAACGCCATGACCATGAAGGGAAAGCGCGAGCCGGTAGGCCCGGACGTTGAGTTCGACCAGTCCGGCCGCATGGACCCCATCGGCCAGAACGGAAACACCGGCGAGCACTACGACCTGCCCAGCACCGACGCGCTGGTCGATCCCACCGGCAAGCCCACCTGGGACATGGCGCCGATCTGGGCCAACTACCTGACCCAGGACGCCAGCGGCGTGTGGAAGTGGTGGAACAAGATGCCCGTGCCGGGCAACAAGGCCTGGTCCGGCATCGGCATGAGCGCCGAAGTCAATTCCGGCGAGGTGCGCGGCAACTGGTTCGAGACGCTGGAGCATGCGCCCGGCCAGACCAAGACGGAGAAGCGGGCATGATCGTTCTCGGCATCGACCCGGGCATCGGCGGCGCGCTGGCCGCCCTGCGCGACGACGGGGGATACATCACTCACCTGCCCATGCCCACCATCAAGGTAGGCTCCAAGAGCCGGGTGAACGGCGCGGCGGTGGCCGCCTTCTGTCGAGCGTTGCTGGAGAACCACGGCCAGGTCCACGCCTTCCTGGAGCAGGTCGGCTCGATGCCGGGCCAGGGGGTGTCGTCCATGTTCACCTTCGGCCATGCCGCAGGCCTGGTGGAGGGCGTGATTGCCGGGGCCGGCATTCCCCTGACCCTGGTGACGCCGCAAGCCTGGAAGAAGGCCGCGGGCCTGATCGGCCAAGACAAGGACGCCGCCCGGTCCCGCGCCGTGCAGCTCTACCCAGGCCTGCGCGTGCTGGACCAGAAGGCCAAGGGTCAAGCCCTCGCGGATGCACTCTTGATCGCCCGGCATGGGCTTTCGCTTGTCTAAACTGGTTCGACAGTCTAACCAATTGTGTTAGCATCGAACCGTCTGGCTTGTTCAGCAGGCAAAAGGAAGCCCCGGCGGACCTGAGAACCCGACCGGGGCGAGTGCCCATTGAGAAGTTGGAGCAAGCAGTATGCTACCGAACGCAGTCCAATCCTTCCAGTTTGACCATCTTCCTGTCCGCGTTGTCCTGATCGAGGGCGAACCCTGGTTCGTCGCCAAGGACGTTGCCTCCCTGCTCGGCTATGCCGATACCAAGAAAGCCGTCTCGGCCCACTGCAAAGCAAGCATCCGCATTGGGGAAGGGGGGCGAATCACCCCCCTTGTCGATCTCCACCCGCAGACCGTTCTGATCCCGGAGCGCGATGTCTACCGCTTGGTGATGCGCTCCAACCTCGCTTCGGCCGAGCGATTCGAGGAATGGGTGGTCGGCGAAGTGCTGCCGTCGATCCGCAAGACCGGCGGCTATTCCAAGCCAATGAGTCAGGTCGAGCTGCTGGTTGCCCAGGCCCAGGCACTGCTGGAGATCGAGCGCCGCACGCTGGCCACCCAGGAGGCCGTTGCTCAGATCGAGCAGAAGGTCGAGCGGCTGGAGCAATCCAGCGTCTGGGACCACTGTCCGCAGAACTGCGAGCCGATCACCCGCATCCGCAAGCGTATGAGCGAGCGGTACGGCCTGCCCCCTCACATTGTCGATACCGTCATGCGCGGGCTGCCGCTGAGTCCGAAGATCGCCGGCATGGTCCGCAACAATCACGAGGATGCGGACGGCCAGCACTATGCCGTGTGGGCGGTGGCGGACGTGACCCGCGTCTTCAAGCGCTTCGTGGCGGAGTGCGAGCGCGTCAGTACCTGGTTCGCCACGCATCCTGACATCGAAGGCCGCTTCAAGCTGGCCCCGGAGGTGGCGGCATGAGCCTGGAGCAGATCGGCCAGCTGGCCATCGACCTGCATGTCGCCGCCAGCGCCCGCAAACTCGCCAAGCACGAACTGCGCGAGCGGTACGCGGAGTTCTGTCTGAAGTCCGGGCTCGGCGCGGATGCGCTCATATCCAACACCCACCCGCTGTATCCGGTTATGCAGGAATTCGCCGCCGAACAGGTGGAAGCCTACAAGCGCGCCAAGCTGGACGAGTACAACCTCAAGCGAAAGCTGGAGCGAGCGATCCGGTCGCCGAAGCGCAAGGCGACATTGCCTGCAATGCATGGAGTTCCCTCCGGTGTGTCGCGCAAGGTGGCGCATGGCGATGCCGTGCAAGGCGGTGCCGTGTGATGTTCGGCAGCGTGTGCAGCAGGCCCTGGAGG